TTAGAAGAAAAAGGAAAGGTAGGCATTCAAAGCAAGACAAAAACACTTACAGAGGACAAGGTCGTTAATCTAGTTTTAATTAGAGATACTTTTACAAAAAAGTCAATAATTGGCAAGTTGCACGTAAATGGAGAAATGTTCTGTGATACTTTAGAATTGCCTTATAAAGATAATCAAAGACGTATCTCTAGTATTCCTATCGGAGAATATAATGTAAGGCTTAGATACCCTAGAGAAAGTGGTACAAGAGACTATTTACACCTATTAGTACAAGATGTTCCTAATAGAGACTATATACTATTTCACAAAGGCAATAAAGCAGAAGATTCAAGGGGTTGTATTCTAGTAGGGCAGAAACGTCAACAAGACTTTGTTAGTAATTCATCTTTGGCTATGGATTTACTTATGCAGGAAATTATATATTTGGGGGGGGAAAATATTAAATTAATAATTAAAAATAAATAAAATGAAAAATTACATTCTTACACAACTTCTTACATCTAAGAAGGTATGGTTAGGACTAGCATCTATTGTTATTCCTTTAATTGCAAATGCTTTAAATGTAGATGAAGAATCAGTATCTAAAATTTGGTGGTCATTAATCGCTATGCTAGGTGGACAATCATTCGCAGATTTTGGAAAGTCAAAGAAATAATCGTTATAGATTAAAGCCACATGAGATAGTCGCTTTACAGAAAATGAGAGAGTCTGAAAATCGTAACGTATTAGTTATAGGAGACTTGCACGAACCATTCTGTTTAGACGGCTATCTTGATTGGTGCATAGAACAATACTATGCTTATAAATGCACTGAAGTAGTCTTTATTGGAGACGTAATAGACAACCATTTTTCTAGCTACCATGAAACCTCAGCAGATGGCATGGGTGGTGCAGATGAATTAGAATTTGCTATCAAACGTATTGCAAGATGGAGAAATGCTTTTCCTAAAGCTACTGTAATCATAGGAAACCATGACAGAATTATAATGCGTAAGGCACAGACTAGCTCAATACCTAGCAAATGGATTAAGTCTTATAAAGAAGTATTAGAGACACCAGATTGGAACTTTGTGGAAAGATATGAAGTAGATAATGTACAGTATATACACGGAGAAGGTGGTACGGCTAGGACTAAATGTCGTGCAGATATGATGAATACCGTACAAGGACACCTACATACACAATGTTATACAGAGCATTATGTTGGTAAAAAGTTCAGAGTCTTTGGAACTCAGGTTGGCTGTGGAATTAATCACAAAGCATACGCAATGGCTTATGCAAAGTATGGAAAACGTCCTGCAGTTGGTTGTGCAATAGTCTTAAATAACGGAAAAACACCTCTAAATCTGTTAATGCCTTTATAATTTTAATGTTTTTTTATTTAATCTACTGGATAAGAACCATATTTTTTGTTAAAAAGTTTGTAAAAAAGAGTGTTAATTAAAATATTTGTTTTATATTTGTCATATCAAATTATTAATTAAAACAAAAACTAAAATGGCAAGAATTAAAGACATCAAACAAGCAATCGAAAACAAAGGATTCAAAACATCTTTCATCAAAGCAGAAGACACAAAACATAAAATAAGCAACTTCATTGGATTCACTTCAAACGGAAATGTTTGGTATTGGTTTTGTGAAGACACAATTACACATTCACCATATGCATTTTTTGACCACCGATACAATCAAGGTAATGGAAGTATCATCAGAACATGGAAACAAGAACAAAAAGCACTTGAGCTACTTGAATTAAACTACTAAATAGATTAACTGACGAGACCTCAATGGTCGAAACGCTGTGAAGCGTCTTAATCAAAACTAAAACTAAGATGAAAAAAACAATTAATTTTTATGAGTTCAGCAGATGGTTTCAACAGAACAGACCAGATAAATTTAGCAGAGTAGGTTTACACGGGTTATTTGATTACCTAGAGGAATACGAAGAAAGTACAGGGGAAAGCATTGAGTTTGACCCAATAGCTTTATGTTGTGAATATTCAGAATATGATAACATTGCAGAATTTCATTTAGAATATGACCACGAGGATTATCCTGATATTGATTCAATAATGGATTATACACAAGTAATAGAATTAGGCAACGGAGCATTTATAATACAACAATTTTAATAATTAAAACTAAAACTAAGATGACAAAATTTCGAGTAATAAATCGTACAACAAGACAGGAACATATCTTTAATTCTGAAGAAATAAAAAGATTTTTCAATAAGAATCTAATGTCTGATTATGCAATCAGCTCAATAAAGTATGAAGAAGCAAAAAGATATAATTTCATATCAGATATTGTAGTTGGTGTAGCTGCTGTAACTTTAATTATATGGATAACTAATATCGTACTACAATGGAATTAATGGCAACAGACTTCCATTTCTATGACAATGGTAAATTCAATACTGAAGTTAATTGGGATAGTTTAACTCAATCCTTTAGTAATGATATAAAACAGGTTAGCACTAAGATTAGGGTGTATGGTACAGAAGAACAAATTGATAAAGCACTAGATGATTATATAGAAAATACAGGTTTGAATTTAGATGAAGCTTATGACCTATGTGCAGACCCTGTTGGTTCATTTCATTACAATGCAGATTATAATGTTAGAGTAAATAAAAAGCTAAAGGAACTAAATCAATTATATTTAGAACGAAATAGCAAAGTATTAATTATAAATTTAAGATAATGTCAGAACTAATACATAAAAGAATGAATGATATTAATACATTCCAAGCACACGAAAATGAAGTTTATTTAAGAGGAACAGATGAATATGGTAATGACTTTCAAATTTGTTTTGACTCTTATAACTTTATAGAATGGATAGATGAAGAACAATTAGAATATATAAAACAACAATTAACTAAATACATAAACAAAAAATGAAAACAGAGATTTTGAAGGAAAAGTACATTAAGTACAATTTAACTAAAGATGATGTCTTTAAGCATCAGCACTACATTATTATTACACGTAGTGGCATAGATAAGATACAAGCACTTGAAAGCATACATATTGACTATGATGTTATTAATTGCGAGAAAGACTTTTGTGTAGTTAAAGCAAACGCAAGAAAAGAAGGTACTGCAATACAGACTTTTGGTTCAGCACTTAAAGGTGCAGGATTTAAAGATGGTAATACAAATACTTGGTACGTAATGGAAATGGCAGAGAAACGAGCAATGTCAAGAGCTGTACTAAAACTTACAGGTTTCTATGAACTTGGAGTATTTGGGGAAGATGAAGCAGAAGATTTTAAAAAGAGTAATAATTAAATAAATAAAAAAAATGGAAGTAAAAGGAAAATTAGTTAAGTTTCTAAACATAGAAACAGGAACAAGTAAGTCAGGAAAAGAATGGCAAAAGCAAACAGTTGTTATTGATACAGGTAATGAATTCAACAATTTAGTAGCAGTAAGTGCATTTGGTGATAAAGTTGAACGAATGAATAAATTAGAAGAAGGTACGACAGTAACTATTCTTTGTAATGTTTATTCAAGAGAATACAATGGCAAATATTATCATAATATAGATGGGTACCATTTTGTACAACAAAGTAATAAAACAGATGATAATGTTACTATGGGTACAGATTTTACAGGTACTACACCTGATGATTTACCATTTTAAGATGACAGAAGAATTAAACTTTAAAGCTATATGCGACCTTACTACTAGAGTAGTAGGGTTGCCTAGTGGCTGTTTATCTTTAAAAAATAGAGAAAGGGAATTGCAGACTGCTCGTTCAGTAGCAGGTTATATTGGATTGATTGAAGAAAATATAGACAGGAATGTAATTGCTAAAGTATTAAATAGAGATAGAACAGCTACATATCATTATGAAAGGACTCACGATAAGAACTTTAAGCATTGTAAAATATATAGAAATACTTTTACAAAAGTTTATAAGGAGTACAAAGATATTGATGGACAGAAAGATATATTTATCAATAATAGACAGATGAGAAATCACCTATTGCAAAATAAAGTGATGGAATCTAAAGATTCTGATGTCAAATTAATGGTAGAAAGTGGTAGAGCTAAATGTACTATCCATACTTCATACTTAGATTTTTCTAATCAAATAGAAAATATTAAGTTAGCAATGAATAACTATCATTTTAAAATTGATATAATATAATGGAGAAGCCAAACTATTACGCTATACTGTCAGCAGAGGTTAGATATGATATAAACCTTAAACCAAGCACAAAACTGCTGTACGCAGAGATTACTGCGTTATGCAATATGAATGGTCATTGCTTTGCTACTAATAAATATTTTGCTAATTTATATGGAAAAAGTAAGGGTGCTATTTCAGGTTGGATAAGTGAATTAGTTAAGTATGGTTATATTGAAGTAGAATATACTTATAAGGAAGGTAGTAAAGAAATTGATAATAGGTATATCAAAATTCTTAAGGGGGGTATAACAGAAAACAATAATACCCTATTAAAGAAAACTGTAAAGAGTAATACTACTAATATTAATAATACAAATAATAATAATATATCTAATAGGAAGAATGATTTTGTTTTTGAGGTTTTAACTTTTGATTATGAAGAAAGTATATTAAATGCTTTTATAGATTATTGGACTGAACCAAATAAGTCAAATACAAAAATGAAATTCGAGTTAAACAAAACTTGGAAGACAGGATTAAGATTAAAGACGTGGGTAACTAATCAAAAGAAATGGGATAAACCTAAGCCAAAGGGAACTTCCAAGTTAGATGCTCAAATTAATGAATGGCAAAAAGCAAAGAACTTAATATGAAATTAACAGATTATGAATTAGAAGATGTAAAATCTTGGGATTACCCTGACTTTTGTGATGCATTTATAAGTTATGCAGAAGATGAGAATGGTAAAGAAATGACTGAAGAACAGATACAAAAATGGACAGAAAACAATGAAGAAGAATTTTATGAAATGATATTAAATAATTTAAGATGAAACCACTAAAACAAGAGAATCTACAAGAGCTAACTGAGAAAGTCCTAGACTTAGTAGCAAAGACATCAGTAGAAATAGGACACAGAACACAAGCAGACACCTTAGCAAGTCTTAGTAAGATATTTGCACAAGACTTAATACAAGAGAAAAGATTTGGTAATATGACTTGGAATCAAGTTGTAGATGCTTTTCATCAGGGTGTTAGGTTTGGTAAAGATGAACCATTCTTAAACATCAGAACTTTTTACAAATGGTGTTATGCTCAAAAACAACTTATAGACAATGCATATTATGAAGTGCATACTTTAGGAAAGCCAAAAGGAAAGACCTTATGGTATCAAGAACCACTAAAACTTTTAAAATGAAAAAAACAAATGATGAACGAATTAAAATATTGAGAGACAATATTCCAGAATTTGATATAGCATTACATATTAATAAATCAAATGTAGAAAAATTAGAATGGCATGATGATTTTGTTGACTACATACAAGAACTAAATCCTAATTTATACAATGATGCTTGTGAATATGCAGATAATAAAAAGTTATTATGAAAACAATTAAAATTACATCAGGAGAAGTAAAAAGTCAATCAGATGCTATACTATGGCACTTGAAACAATATGGAAGTATAACGAGTTATGAAGCTATCAAAGAATATGGAGCAACTAGACTTTCAGCTATTATATTTAATCATAGGAAAGAAGGGTATGATATAAGCAGTATGCCTTTAATTAAAAAAACTAGATTTGGTAGGAATACTACAATAGCTAAATATATATATGTAGCACCACCTGCTCAATTAATACAAGAAGTTTTATGGGATTGAAAACTATAAGCAAACTAAAGAAAGAACTTGATAAGTGGTTCAGTTTATTTGTTAGACTTAGAGAAAGTAATAATGAAGGAGTTTGTCAATGCTTTACTTGTGGTAAGGTAGACCACTACAAACGTATGCAGAATGGGCATTTCCAAAGTCGTAGACATAATTCCACAAGGTGGGGAGAAATAAATTGCCAAGTACAATGTCCTGCTTGCAACGTATTTAGATACGGTGAGCAGTATAGATTTGCTCTTAATTTAGATGCTAAATATGGAGAAGGTACTGCTGAAGAATTAGAATTTAACGCAAGACAAATAACTAAATTTACTAGAGCTGATTATGAAGAAAACATAACTTATTACAAATCAGCTGTTCATAACTTAAAAAAAGAAAAAGGAATAGAATAAAAATTTTCTTACATTTGAGCAATGATTGAACCAATCTTTTCAAGCCAAGAACATAAAGCAACATTAGAAGTTTATGTAAAAATGTGTAAGGAGTTTGCAAAAGATGTAAGCAGTAAAAATAAATATTATAACTATTTAGATGTTGTATCAGTAATATTTGAATATCACAATGGTTATGGTGAAGGTGTTAAAGAAAACAACTTTTATGATTGGCTAATGGTAATACCAATTAACTTATCAGTAGCAACAAATGGGTTCTTTGCAGGACTTGAAACACAACGTAACAGAGCAGTAATTAGAGCGTATAAGGTAGTCCTTGAGGAAATGCTTCAGGAAACAGTAGACAGATTAAGTTTATTAGAAACAACAAATGAATAAGATATATCTTGAAATAGCTAAACTAACTGATAAGTTTAGGACAATGTCTTATGGATTAACAAAAGATGAAAACAAGATAAACGAAGCAGTGCAGGAGTTGATGCTCTATTTCCTTCAAATGAACCCCTCAACATTAAAGTCAATATACGATAAAGACGGAGTAGATGGGTTAACAAGATACGGAGC